CTGGAGCATCAGTTTCGCTTGATCCTTTGTAACCAACTAGTACTTTAGTACCGTCAGCCGCATAGTTATCAGCAAATACTTTGATTGATCCGTTTAGTGTACCAACAAATTTAGTATTTGTAGGTGCTTCAAAAGATCCTTCAGTTGTTCTTGCAAATGTTGAAGTAGATGCACTTTGTAAAATTGTAAGTGCTTCTGGAGAAACAACAATGTAGTTACCAGCGCCACGTCTTGTTCTAGCCGCGATTCTGTTAGCCGCTCTGTTGATCTCAATAGCCAAAGCCGCATGTCTGTCACCAACGTAAATACTTGTTCCACTTAGTGAACTAAAGTCTAAAGTTGTTCCAGCACCTGCTAGAGTTCTTAGTGAACCGATAATTTCTTGGTCGATTTCAACTACGATCTCTTGTGCTAAAGCCTGCATAATTTCTGCTTCAACGTCAACGCCGTGCATACTTTCTGCATCTTGAGCCGCCTCAAAAGTCCATCTTGCTGATAACCTTCTGGTTTTCGCTTCAACAGTTTCTTTTAAGATTTGAATGCTCATTTTTCTACCTGCTTGTCCTTCAGCAGTTGCCGTAGCATCTGGAGAACCTGCATAAGTAGAAGCAAGTTTAAACGGACTTAAAGCCTCGTCACCTGCTGTTGCTCCACCACCAGTTTCAGAATATCTGACTCTTAGTGTGTGGATTTGCCCTACTGGACCAGTCATAGGCTGAACGCCTACTAGTTCGTTAGCAATAACAGAAGGCATAACCCTTCTAATTAGTGGTAACATAACCTTGTTTAATGTCGCTACTGAACCTGCACCTGTGGCACCTGCTGTTGCGGCCTCTGACAAATGTCTCTTTGTATTTTCGAGGACAACATCTAGACTGTTTTTTCTGTTTCCAGATAAACCTTCTAGTAAAGCGTCTTTAGTTGCAGACCAGTTGCTTTCAAATAAGTTTGCCATTTTTTTAACTCCTATTATTTTGAAAGTCCGGCCAATTTGCGGATCATATCAATTTCTACTATATCATCCGCTTTGTCATCGGCATCTGCTGTTACAACAACTGCCTTATCGCCAGTGTGTTCACTGACAACGGATTCTGACAATGTCTTCTTAACTCTCGGTGCTTCTCCATCCAATACTGAAGGTAAGTACTTATTAAAGGACTCTTCCAGTTTGTCTGTTTTTACACTTTCAAGTAAATCTGACATCAATTCTTTCTTCTCTTTACCTAGTGGTGCCATTAGACTGTTTAATGTATCCTTACGGGTCATTTTGTCTTCTGCAATCCTTAACTTAGATTCAACTAATTTAGTTGCTTCTTCTCTCTCAGCAATTACTTGCTCAGATTCGTTAAGTTTTGTTTCCATTTCAGTAATTTGTTTTTGTATTTTCTTGATCTCTTTTGCTTCGTTTAAGTAACTAGTACCATATTCGTTTGCAAAGGCTTCAAAAATTCTACGACCAAAGTCATTTTCACGTGCTTTAGTGATGTCATCACGGAAAGATTTAACTTCATTAGTAATTGTGCCGTTGACAACTTTTTCAACTTTGTCAGCCGCTTTCTTAATGAAATCCATTTTGGCTTCTGCTAATTGCTTCTTGCCTTCTCTTACCATTTTAACTTTCTGTTCTACTAAAGATTTTTTATCTTCGTGGAACTCTGATAGTTCAGTTGCTAATTGCTCTGCTACAAAATTATCTAATTTTGTTACATGCTCACTAGTTCTTGTTCTATCTGCTCTAAGTTCTTTAACTTCTTTAGCAACCATTTCAGTTACAAATTTGTCAAGTACTTTAGCATGTTCACTAATTGCTTTCGTGTATTTTACTCTGTCGTTTGCAAGGGACTGTTTTTCTTCTGCAATCGCTTGAATCTCAACTTCTACTTTTTCTGAGATGAAATTGTCTACTGCTTCAACAATCTGACTTTTGTCATGATCATATCTTTGAGCAAATTCTTCTCTAAGTTCTGCTGTTAATTCTTCTCTTGCTTCAGAGATTTTACCTTCCCATGCTTCTTGAAGAGCAGTTCTAACATCTTCTGTTAGCTCTGCATTCTCAAGTAGTTCTGTAAAATTCACTGCCATAGTAGTCTCCTACTTATATTTTTAATTCATTGATGAATTTAGTGATCTGATTCATCAAGTGTTTTTCTGCACTTTTATCGTGTGTTAATGCACTTGCGGTGTCAAACATCTGTGCGCCGCCATGCATATTAAATAAACTCTCATATATAGTCTTTGGATAGGCATCAGGGGCACTTGGTTGTGCCACAATGTCTACTGTTACTATGTCGAAGTCTGAAACACGTCCACTATCGTTTACGTTTCCTGAACCTCGGCTACTAACACCAAGTTTTGCTCCCGCCTTTAATAATGCTCTTGCAATATTACCCATAGGTGTTTCTATAATTTTAAGTTTGCCCAAACCGTTTGAATC